AGTCGTTAAAGCTTAAGCCAAGCTCTGGCGAGCCTGCGTTATTTGAAACAACGGTCACCGCATTAGTGATTCTGATATGTATTTCCACCAAGTTGCCCACGCCTGAGTCGATTGTATTGCCTAGCGCAAGCGATACCCCTGCGGTCGCCGAATCAAGACCTGCGTTAGTAGTCGCCAGCTTAATTTCGGTCTCTTCATGCTTGGCACCGACAAATTCCCATGTGATATCGTTATCAACCACGGTCGAACCAATACCCGAGGTCGGCCAAGTTGGCTCTGTTGAACCATCGGTGGTGCCAGAATTTTGCGCCACGTATCTAAAACCGTTCTCATTTCCGGCGGAGGGCTGATATGAGTCGCCGATTGTTACCGCAGTCCCCGTTGTCCAGTTGGTTAGCTGATCAACAATATCGAGGGTGATATCATCGACTCCAGGATTTGTAGTGGTTTGCAGCTGGCGGTTAGATGTAAGGCTTCCCAGATAAAGCACTTTATCGGTATCATTATCACTGAGGTCGGTTTCATGCACCAGTTGATACAAGCCTGAAAATTCCGTGGTTAAGTCCGATGTGGTACTTAAAAGAAAGCTATCCCATGTCGCCATAATATTTACCCCTTAATAGTTTTAGCAGCGTCTCGTGCTTTTTTATCTAGTTTTTTATCGACCGCTTTATCAAGCTCCTGTGAGGTTGCAACCTTCGTCAAAAAGTCGGGAGCAGCGTCCACCTTAATATCGACATTAACTTTTTGGGCTTGTTTGTTGTCTACAAATTTCTGCAGCTCTTCAAGCGCACCCTGCATGCCTAAAGTGTTCTCACCCCCACGGCTGTAATCTTTGACTATATCTTGGAGCCTTGAAATATCAGACTTGATGCTGGATTCCTTAAAGGTTTTGTTTTCGCCATTAAAGGTTCCTGAGAAGGTTTGCACGCCCGAGTTAGACTTTCGATAAACATCCCGTATAAGCTGGTCGAATTTTTTATCCCTTGCGAGAGGCTTGCCAGCGTCTTTGGATTGCTGGTCAAGACCTAGGATTCTATTAAGTTCGGATTGACCTGCTTGGTTTTGCATGCTTGAAATAGCGTCATCCACGGCTTGGCTTGCTTCTTTTATTTTGGTGGCCGTTTCTTTGGTAGCGTCCGCCAGCTCGACATAGTTGTTTCGAACTTTCATCTGGCTATCGTTTAGCTGACCTACAACCTCTCCAATCTTTGATCCTTTAAGTATATCGAACATGGGATCGTTGGCAGGTTGTAAAGCTTGACCAATCTTGCCCTTTTCCCTTTCGATAGTATCTACCAAAGGCTTTAAAAAATCTTTTCTGGCTTGGACTTGTCTTTCCAGCTCATTCAATTCTTTATATAAACCTCTTAGGTCTTCTTTTCGGTTGAGCGTTCTTTGCGCAGCTCCCCCTTGCTCAAATATGCCGTATTTTTCACCGACCGCTTTGGTTAAGAAAAAAGGATCGGGAAGGCTATCGGCTTGCTCTTTAGCGAATATTTGCATTTTAATCATTCGAGCGTAAGCACCGTCTATGATATTGATCAAGCCGTTGATAGCTTGGACGGCGGTCTTAACCGCGCCCACGATACCTTTTGCAAACTTCTCTGCAGCCGAATCCATACCGCCCATTTTATCAATGGTGTCAGTTATCCACGTGACGATAGATTCGAAAGCAGGGGAAACTAAAGCGGTGACTTTCTTAGACATTGAGTCAAATATTGCGCTAAGTTTGGTCTTTGAGTCGTTGTAAGCTTCGACCGCTTGCGCTTGGCTTTGGCTAATACTTAAACCTAGGCGGTCAAATTCGGCACCTGTTTCTTTAAGGTTGGAATTAAAGGTGTTAACTAAGCCAACACCCTCGGTGTCGAATATTTGCATCGCTAAGCGAACCTGATCGCCCGATGATCCAACATCCCTCATGCGCTCGGCAATTAACCTGAATTGCTCCTCTGGTCGCATTTGGGATAAGCGTTCGGCTGATAAGCCAAGCTCGGCGATGGCGTTCTTAGCAGCCCCTGTACCTTGCGCTGCCTCCGATACACGGCGCACCATACGTTGCAAAGCGGTGCCAAGAGTCTCTGTAGATATTCCGGTTAATTCGGCTTGATAGGATAAACGCTGGAAGGCTGCCACCGTGGTTCCTAACTTAGCGGATGTTTTCGCAAGCTTATCAATCTCAGCTGCTTGCTTGTTTATCATCCTAGTTAGTAGGGCAAAGCCTCCGACAGCTAAGGCGGTAATAGCACCACCAATTAAGGCGATGTTTTTTACAGCTGCTTTAGCAAACTTTTTCACCGATGCACCTGCCTTTCCTAGCCCTCGGCGCAGCTTTGAATCTTTAGAGCTAATCTCGACTATTAAGTTCGCTATAGTAGCCATATTATTTACCCTTGAAGCCAAACATGGACTCTAGGGCAGCGATGTACTCTTCCCTGCTCATCTCTTCGGATTTTCTAAGTTCGACCTCTTTTTGATACTCTTCCAGCCACTCTTTGCTGTTAGTTTTATCATAAGCAATCCACTCTAAAATTCCGACAGAATCTAAGTCCCTGTAAAGCTGATTAACCGTCATGCCGAGCCTTTCCGCTAAACTAAACGCATATCTGCGAAAAGGTCGGCGCATTAGTTTTTTGCTAATTGATCCACATCGTCTTCACTAATCAAATTCAACTTTTGCGAAGCTGAGAAAATACGCTCTAAAGCTGCAGCTGATTTTTTGCCAAGCTTAGCCACGTCTTTCTCTTGAAATAAAAGATCGCCATTTTCATCGACTATAGTTGCAGCTGCAAGCTTGGCTCTGATGTTCGTCATATTGGTGCCACCGTTCTTACCTGTGACCGATGTTTCAAAAGCATCTCGTGCTTGAGCGGTCATGGTTCCAACGATAACGTCACCCCCCCATTCAGGAACGTGAACGATGACGGACTTGGTATCTTCGGCATTTAATATCTGTTCTTTTGTTAGAGCCATTTTAAACTTCCTTATTTTAACAGTGATCATTTATTGTTTTCTAAAACTTCCCAATCTTCGGCAAGTAAGTCGCCCATAGATGCTAACCAAACGCCAAAGGAGCCGTCTTGATATTTCATATCAATATGAGGTCTATATTGAACCTCTGTGCCTTCGGCTAAGATATCACTTAAAGGCGGTCTGTTTACTTTGAACTGAGAGCCGTTAACTAAAAAAACATATTGGTCTTGACCGTTCCAGCCTGAACGCTTTAAGAGTTCGCCTTGCTTGATTCTTTCTAGTGCTTCGCTGAAATTCATTTTTAATCCTTATTAATTAAGTCGGTGCAAAGACAGGCTCGCCTGTAATTTTTACAGGAATAGTACCTGTTATGCTTTCGTCAATACCGCCCTGAATAGGCAGTGCTTTGACGTAACCATTAAAAGTTACGGTGCCATAATCGGTAATCGTTAAGACAAACTCACGGGTCGCTCCGGCTTCGGAGGCTACACGGCACTCGTTTTGGCCGACATCGTTAGGGTCTCGAAAGCAGTCGATATTAACCAAACCGCCGTCCTGTAAACCCTGCCGAAAGGTCATGAATTCTGTCTCAGCAAAAGTTGTCTCGTCAATGTCCGGAGCTTCGCCGTCAAAACCAGAATATCCTGTGATGTTACCAATCGCCTGTGGGGTTCCACCGGAGTTCGCAATAGTAAGCGTGGTGCCTTGGGCTGGTAAGTATGTTATAGCCATAGTTTATCTCCTTATTAAGACCAGACAGGTTTGCTGATGACTTTAAGGTTCAAAGTACCCGTGTGGTCTTGGTTCACCTGCGCCCCTAAAGTAAGACTTTTAACGTAGCAAGAGAACGTGCAAACGTCACCTGAAGCCAAAGTCAAAACAGCGGTGCTGTTGGTTGCTGCAGCTTTCAAAGCTAAGGCAGCCGACTGGCCAGGGTCTGTAGGGTCTCTGAATAGCTCTAGTGAAAAGTTACCACCATCTCTTAAGCCTTGAGCGAATTCACGAGCGGTTGAAGCCATCGTGGTTCTATCTTTATCCGTAGCCTGTCCATCTAAACCGCTAAAGCTTATTAAGCCGAGTACCTCTTGAGCGGTTGAGCCTGTATCTGTCAGTGTGAACGTACAGCCCTGCGCACTTAATTTAGCCATAATTACTCCCTTTTTTTAATTCGAATAACACCTATACTCGATATTTAACTGCGCCCTGTACCAGCTCTGCTCACGACCAATATACCGAGGGCTGATTCCACCTATTTCGACCTCGACCGTACCGTAAACAAGGGTCTGGCCGTGAAACAGATCGTAAACTCTACCAAGTAAAGTCCTTAAATCATTAGTGCCTAAGCCTAAAGGCATATAAAAATCGACTTGATAAATGCCCCGATTATCTTGGGTAAAATCAAGCTGGACTATTTCGCTGTCCGCTGGAACCAAAAACGGTGCAATAAAAGCTGTGCTTTCCGTAGGCTCAAAGTCTGTATTTTCCCAAGCTATCGAAGGCTTGGGGTCTAATTCATTCAACCTGATATCTAAAGCCCTGCAGAGGTCAGAATACCAAGTCATATTTTTTCACCTCTTGCGAGCCTGTTTAGGATAGGTCGAAACTTCCTGACGTTGGTTTTAACCATCCCATAGGGTCGCTGCGTTGACCACTTTCCGTTTTCAATGCGATCTGCATAGGGCAGATTATTTGTTAGAAACATCACGTCATTGAGATCGTATTGAGGGGTCGTAGCTTTCACGCTTGCTTGCGATGCACGCCCTGATTTATCAGCGTCTTTAATTGTTCCGGTTGCAGGTCTTTTGATTGTGCATTGCCAGTTGTTTCGTAAGCGACCGCCGATGTAGCCCTTGGGCTGTAATTGGCCATCGTTATCTTGATTAATTTTCCAGAGCTTTCTATTACCAACGGGGGTGGCTTTAATGATGTCCGTAAATAAACGCAAAGCGGTGCCTCGCACGGTTTTTTCGCATGCTTTGACGATCAGCTTTTTGGCTTCTTTCATGTCTCTTTCGAACGTCATATCCGCACCTGCAGTTCATACATTACATTAGCCCCGTTTAGGACTTGTTTCTTAGCTTCAATTACCCTGTAAACAACCGTGCTGACCGTTACGGTATCACCTGCTTTCGGCTCGGTGTCTGTTTTGTTAACGAGCAACTTGATGTCGTTTTCTTTTATAGTTGTCTCGTTTATTTCATATCGTTTGTAATCCTCGGGAACGCAAACCCCTGTCCAAGTTGAGGTGCTTGCCCCTGTATTCTCACCAGCCGTAGGGTCGAAGGTTCCCCCCGATGTACGGCTAAAGCTACAAGACTGCCCATATTCGGTTATAAGCTCTGTGGCCAGAGCCTCTAGGTCATCACTTAACGCACTCATGCAGGTGATACCTCGAACTCAAAGCCGTTGTTTGGGTTATTGCTTAATAGCCTCGCCACCTTATTCCAAAGCGGTGTGTATATGCTGGAATCAGGCGAGTTGTTTGCGTACTTAACGGATATTGAACCCACCGAGACGCTTTCTTTAACCCTTGTAACAATTGCCAGAGGGTCGTAACCCGTATCGATAGCAATTGCAGCCTCGTATTGCACCTCTTTTAATAAGTCCGGTATTTCGGTGACCAAGATATCAAAGCCGTCTATTACGACTCCCTCCCTTGGCCACTGTAGTGGTTGAGCTTTGGTGTACTTAATCCCAGGCAGCGGTATGTATTCAATAACGTCCATAGCCTTGATCAAGTCTTCCTCTTGCTGGCCAGCGGATATGGTAATACCACGGGCACCGGCGTAGCTGTCCAGCTCGGCTTCGGTCACGTATGAATTCGCTCCTGAAACAATCGTCCCGTCTTCAACCACTATCGCCATCTAAACTTCCCCTTACACTTCACCAATAACCACGATGTCATAGCTTGCAGCAGCACCGGAGTCGGCGTTTGCAATGTCTAGGATATCGGCTGTGGTTGCGGTAACAGCGAACCCTGCAGCGGATGGGTTACTTAAAATAAAGTGACCGCCTGGAGGTATAATTATTTTATCGGTAGCATCGCCGAAGATAGTCGAAAAAGCTGCAGCATTACCGCCTACCTCAAGATTATCACCGTTTGTTGATGCCGCTGAAATTCGGATATATTTCACTTTTGTAAAGGTAAGCGTGGTGCCTAGGTTGTTAGTTAAGCCACCTGCCAAGTCCAAAGAGTCAGTGCTTGAAGCGTCAACCGAGCGTGTATCATCAAAGCGGTTGTTTGCCTGATTTGCGCCTGTTCCGTTAGCAAAAGAGAGGGTCTGTGTTTCGTTTACTTTCCCTGTAATTGTAGATAGCTCGCTAACGTCAGCCGACAAATTAGACAGCTCTTTGATGGTGATTGTTGCGGTTAAAGTCTCAGCCATGATATTCCCCTATCATTTTTTAACAGCTTTTTTATCTTCTTTAGCCTCGTCCTTTTCAGCTTTGGCTTCCTGTTTATCTTCGACCTTTTCGGCCTTTTTTTCTTCTTTCGG